AACTGAAACAATTAATGAATTAGGATAATTTATATTAATAGTGAATTGATCTTCATAAAATTTATTCGGTGTAGCCACTTTGACTAATTCATCACAATATTTAGATATTTTATACAACTCCCATTTATTTAAATCTTTTTCAAATATCTTACCATTACCAATACCATATCTACTATTAGTACAAAGATCAAAAAATATCCAAGCTGGATTATCTGTCCATCTAAGAAAAGAACTAAATGCTCCATTCCAATTACCACTGTATTCTCTACATTCCGGATCGTAATTCTGAGGAACCCGAATTTTCAAGAGTTTCAAATCAAAAGTTCTATCGGGGTCTTTATTAAAATGTCTTGAACTGACGCCTGATTTGACAATAGCACTAAAAGGATAAGAAAATATTTTATTCTTTATTCTTTCAACGACACCAGCTATACTTACTTCTTTAAATACTGTGCCATTTGTAGGTAAAATTTTTGTAGAAAGACAGTAGATTTTAACAAAATAATTATTAAAAGTCACAGAATTCAAACTTAAATTAATAGGCAAATCAATCACGTAACCTGATTTAGAAATTCCAAAAACACGACAAATTGCAAAAAATCTATCTGCACTATTTTCTTCTGAAATTTCAACAATAAATAATAAATCAGACAAAGTTGTACTACCATTGGTGGTGGCAAATAATTGATCGGCGCGTATTTGAACTGATATTTGATCAGCGTATTTATTTTTTATTTTATGATTAAATTCTTGGCAATAATTCTTAGCTTCGTCTAATTCTTTTATCAAATTTGGATAACCGTTTTGTTCACTAAGTTTGAAATTAGTTTTTAAAGTCGAAGCAAATCCATTTTTATCATTAATATTGTTATTTAATTCAAAATAAAAATTATTTTGTTTAGCAAAACAAAAAACACCTTCCAAAGATGGAAATTGCGTTTCAAATCTATTAATTTCATTTAGATATAATTTTTGATTATAACGATGTATAGTTGATGCGTATTGATTCTTATATAAATTAAATTCCTCACCATATGCAATATTGAATCCAAGCGTTACGAAATTTAACTTATCAAGTTTAGAATCAATAAGTGGAACATCATTGTAATAAACACCTTTACCTAAAATTAAATTTTCTATATTTGAGTCATTAGAATCACTGACGTATTTCAACAATTCTCCATCTTTATTGACTAATCCCTCTATAGGACCTTCGCAAATAACATCAGTGCAAACTAGTCTTTCGTCCGATTCAAGAAGAGAACCGTTTCGCGTAGTTGTATAAAACGCAGAAATTTCTGAAGGAACGTCGCTAACAAAAAAAATTGATTCACTCATGTTTATAAATTTTGAGTTTGGTATGCAGATAAATAACTACTATCATCATTTATCTTCGTAATAATTATATCATTTGTAATAACAGCGCTTCCTATTCTTAACCTACCATAACCCAAAGGAACTGGAATGTTTCTATTCAAAACGTTCCTAACACCTCCTAAAATAGTGGAATTTGTTTTAACATCTTTAGGTAATTTAGGGCTCAAAACCATCATCAAAACAAAAGATAAAGCAATTAAAATAATACCTATAGCTACTAACCATCCACCTTGAATGACAGGAACCACGTCAACTTTTGAATCAGACTTGAGAATCTTACTTTTTAATAAATAGTATGGAATTATTTTTCCATCAACGTAAACAATAAAATGCGAAACAAATTTGTTCATATCTGAAAAATATTTATTTATTTTGATATTATTAGCTTCAATAGCCTCAAATATTTCAATAATAGATTCAACTTCTAAAAGCCAATCTTTACCTAATTTTTTGCCCAAAAGGCCATGTAAAGTTATGTTAACCATATTTTTTAAAATAAAACTTATCTTTATTTACACTATATAGCAACATGTCCAAGCAAAAGTATTTTTGATTTTCTATATCCCATTCAGAAAATCCATCCAACATACTGTGACTTGGATGACTATGAAATATAGCTATTTCTTTATCTAAAATATATTCAGATGGATTTATTAAGAAAAAATTTCTTTTATCAGGATGAACATTATTACAAGATATATATTCAGAATATAAATCTTGTTTTTTAATCAAAAAACCGCAAACTTCTTCCTCAGAAGAAATAGAAATTTTCTTCAAATACAATAATAATTCATCTTTAACTGGGCAATTTGTAATCATAACCTACGGTTCCGGGAAAGCCTCCAAATGGAATATTAATAATGCTTGTATTAAATCTTAATAAACATCCATTTAAATTCTTTGAACATTTATCTTCAACCCAAATATTCGTATTTGATAAAGGATGAATGTTTTTAGAACCATTATTTGAAACGCAAACAAAAAAACGACTAGGCAATTCATAATTTTTGATCATATATTTTTCATTAAAATCAAAATTAATATCTGGATCTATTTTAACAAAATCTCCTTGTTTATATTGCACATCGCTTTTATAATCTCCTTTCCAAACCAAACTTTTAATATTATAAGATTCATAATTTGATAATTTAGTATTAGTTGACGCTGTAGATAAAAATAATTTATTATTTTCATCCGCCATTGGAATGCCTAAATTACCATCTTCTGCATTGAAATAATCACGACTAGTTTTTTCAACAGTATTGAAATAAGTATTTGAAAAAGATATCGGTAAATTATATTTATTAGACAAATAAGAACTCACCGCCTTAATTTGAATATCAGTTAAAAGACTTTTGAAAACAATAACCTCATAAACAACAATATCGCTATTTTGATCATAAAAAGCTTCATTTATTCCTAAATTAGAAATAGAATGCGAATATGTGGTTCCCATCAATTTTGTTTCTCCATTAACAATAAATTTTGTTTGCGAACCGCTTGACGTTGGTAAAACAGCTCCATAAGCTATTGGTTTATTTAAAACAGCCTCACAAGCATTTTGAGGCCCTAATGGCAGAAAATTACCATTACTATATAACGTATCAGTTCTGAAATCGTAAAAACCTAAAACAAAATTTGAAGAACACAAACCTCTTCTTGAAACAGCACCATTAACACAAACTTGACCAGCACCTGAATTCGCAGCGTAAGCCTTATTGACCATTTCTGAAACATAAAAAATAGTTAAATTTACACCTGAATAACTTTGAGTAATCTTCATTTGATCAATTAAACTTACATGAGAAGCAAAATATACTCCATTTTGATTATTCAATCTACCCTCGTTCTTATATAATTTTGGCTTTGTGCTTAAAAAACTTGGATTTACAATCGCTGTACTTGTACTAGTTCCTTGATTAGTCCAACTAGAAACTAAATCAAAAGTGAATTTTTTATTTGACCCATACTGCAAAAAACTTGTTTGTCCGCTCGTGGAAATACCATCTGGTTTTAGCCATACAATTAAATTATCTGTTAAACTATAATCAGAATTTATTTGTGTTAATGATGTATACGGATTTGTTTCAATTATAACATTTGGCCCATCATAACCATTTACTTTACCATAATTACAACCACATCCTCTATACTGCCATTGACAGCTATCATTATAAATCTTTCTACTTGGAACAGATACGCCTTCTAAATCCAAAACATTAGCCAAAGCGAATTCTACTTTTTCTTTAGTTTCAAAATTCTTTTTTTGAATGATATATAAATCTGTAGATATGAAACTATTGCTTATTCCTTGTCCCAATGGATTTTTGGACTCACCTCCAAAATTAACGGGGTCTAAATCTTTAGCTAATATTTTTCTTTTATAAAACTTACATCCTAATAAATCATTTCTATCTTTGATAAAATTAGTTATATAATTATTTATATTTGAAATAGTTAATGTTGGCCTATTTTGTTTTCCATCTGAATTATATTCTAAGTTTGATATTTCACTTGGAATATATAGATATGTTCTATCATTAAAAACAATGTCTTTATCAAGATTTTTAGAACCATGGAAACGCAAATAACCCTCATAATCATTAATTTTTATCTCAAAAAGATCTAAAATTTCAGTGTTTTGTATTAAAAACAAATCAGCCATACCTTAATATATTATTTATTTTTTTAATAAAATCAACCTTGAGAACCCATAAGTATATTCATGTATGGATGACCAAACTTTATTGGAAATAATAAATTTGAATTAGGCCCTGATTGACTAATTTGTAAATCTCCCGATGATTTAACCAATAAACTTCTGTATTTATATACTAAAGAATCAAGTATTTGAGCAGATTGGTCTTCCATAGTTTTTTTACTATAAGAATTTCCATGTAAATATTCGAGTAAATAAAATTTAGGAGTATATCCTCCTCTGCTTGTATTTATAGCGTTATTTCCTAATTTAATAGAATATGTATCTGTTGTTGGCAAAGATAATCTAGCAGGAATATATGGATCGTAATTTTGATAAGTTAATTGACTATTTACAAAAGTTTGAAAATATAAATTTTTATAATTTCCTCCAAATTTAGAAACACCAGTATCGAAAAAACTATGCATCTGAACAAAAAATAATGAAAAATAATTATAATTTGCTGCTGATCCATCATTTATAACAAATGGCGTTGCTGTAGATGGAGTACTAAGATTGTTAGGCAAATTATAAGCATTATAAAAATTATTTTGCTTTTTATATGACATTGTAATTATAGATTCTGCAGACCTCGGGCCATATTGATTTACTATTGTTTGATCTTCAACCCATTGATTAAAATTTGAATATGCTCTCGAATTAGGATTATTTGAATTATAGCATATAGACGATAGAGTAGAATTGTTGGGATTTTTCATATATTTTGCAGCATTTAACGTTGATCCATTAAATACAAATACTGGATACAATTCTGCTCTATCAGCAACTTCAGACCAATTACACACATTGTATACATCTATTCCAGATTGAGCGGAACCTACAAAGCGATGTATTATACCTATTTTTGTTAAATCAGCTAAGTCTCCCGGAGATTTCTGAGAATCCGGCCAAGACGGAACCTGTAATGTAAAATCTTTTGCAACCGCAAATACTAAAATTGTATAAGCAGGACTTAAAGTAGGATTCAAAACTACAGCATCATTTTTTACAAAATTTTGTTTTTTCAATTCAAGCATCTTTGTACCATATGCAGAAACAGATTTTAAAGAATCTGCATTATTTCCAGTCAATGTAAAACTATTAAAATTTGTATCTGATGACCATGAACCATAAGTTGTTCCCGGAGCGCCTGCATTGTCTGCTGAAAATCTAAAAACGACACGGTTTTTCGAATATTCATATCTTTTGAAATTCAAATATATTTTCGGAAAATCTCCATTTGCTAAAGGAGTTTTTATTGGACCCGGTTCCGCAGTATTTCCAGCAACTAAATAACTCTGATCTGAGGGTAAATCAACATCTGAAGAATCAATACTAGATAAAGTAACACCATTATTGACTACGTTTTGACCTTGATTTGCGGAATTGCTAGTGGGATTAGGGTTTACTGGAACAGCTACAGTAACCCTTGTATCGGCGGTTCCATTTTTTCCAGCGGAACCAACCGCGATACTAACTGTAAAATTCTGTGGATTTCTTCCTGCCATAAATTAAAGCCTTGGTAAATATTTTATTTGACCACCGGGAATAACAACATTATTATTACCATCTGTTGTGTTATCTGTAATAATCCATCCTTTTCCACCACCCAAACCAGCATAAAAATAACTATTTGTGTCTTTATATATTCTATATTCTACAGGATAACCATTATATAAATAACTATCAAAATTAAAACAAGGTCCGCCATTTTGTGGTTGAGATTTTATCGTTCCATCAGGATTAAATTGCAAACCTTCGCCTCCGTATCCTAATAAAGCTGTATCTTCAAAATTCAACTCTATGGTAAACACATTATTTGTATTTACACTATATCTTAAATTTGAATTTGTAGGAATAATGCAATTCATAGGAGCTACATTAACAGAACTAGCTCTATAGTAAGAAAAATTTTCTGAATTCGGATAAAATGATATATTTACTCCAGAGTATCTTCTAAAATCAGTGGAATTGTTATTGTTGGCAACCATATATGCAAACACATCAAAATCAAATTCAGAATCATCATATCTATTTAAATATAAAATTTCCGGATTTATTCGTAAATTATCTCCCGCATATGTTCCATCGATAATGGAAGGAGTTAAAACAGGATTAACAACTGTAAATCCTGCAGCATAAGAATATGGGCCACTTTCATCATCAGCGTTTACAGCTTTAATTCTTGCATAATAATTTGTAGCTAACGAGAAATTAGTTGCATAGACATTATAAGTTTTATTAGTGAAACCGTTATAATTACCATATCTTGGATAATTAGCATCAGATGAGTTTAATGGTATATCATAATTATATGTGCTTAAAATAGAACCAAAATCAGAAGCCGTTGATATCTCTAATACAAATTTTTTGACATATGTATCTGGTCTTTGTACTTGCCAATAAAAATCAAAATTGACACCATCTGTTTCTGTATAATTTTTATAAGCGTAAAAATGAGTTATTTTACCCGGCGTTGGATTATCGAAAACTCTTTGACCCGTAACAGATATTGATATAGGTAAATCATTATCTCCAAAAGAAGAATATGAATTGATTGTAATTGTTGCGGTTTCTAAACCTGTGGCAGCGGCAGACGCATAAGGTTTATGTAAAATATAAAAAACTCCAGAATCGGAAACTGTTAAAGTTTTAGATAAAGAAAAATCATTTATATCAACTTCATCTTTTTCTAATGAAACATATAATGTGTTTGCTTGATCTCCCAAACCAACTAAAGTTGTTGTACTAATATTTACATCATAAGTAACAGGAAAGTTACCACTGTTAACTAAAACAACTCCAGTATAATTACTAAAGCCCGTTGGTATCTTATTTAAAACTATTCCTGTATTATAAATACTCATATACTAAAATATAATCTGGTATCAAAAGCAGTTTGTATATCAAACGGCGCTTTTATTTCTTTCAATTTTATAACTATATCATTATTATCGTAAAACTTGTAAGTATGATTCCATTCTGGGCAATAAACAATAATCTGTTTATTATATGGTTGCGGTAAAGTATATTTAAAAGTTTTAAAACCAGCCTTATCATCTAAAAATTTTAAAATAGCTCTTGCTTCTGAATTAGATCTATTATTGAATGAAACATTAATTTCTAATAAATTATAATTAATACCATCTTTATCATATTCAATAGTAGAATTTTTAGCGTCGTTTACTTTTAATCTTATTTTACTATCAATTCCAAAATCAATATCTCCTTTAAAATAAAAATCTTTTGTAAACCAAGAATTATTACCAGTGGGACTATTTTCCGGAGCTATAGCAGTTGGAAAGAAAATAGTATCTTCTGTGTTAGCGTAATTTTCTCCCGTATAAAAATAATATCCACGATCACCATATGATACTGAATTATAATAAAAAATATCATTATAAGCTAATTGATCAATAGGACTGGAGTATGTCCTAATTTTTATTTCATCAAGCTCCACCAGCATTCCTTTATAATTAATTGAACTATCATATAAAGATTCAGCGGAAATTTGAATATTATTGATATTATTATAAGGACTATTATGATTAATATCCTTAAAATATAATTCAGCGTTCTTTTTGTATGGAGTAAAAAGATTAATATTTACTCCTTTAAATCCCTCATATACACTTCTTTTAGGAGCCTCTGGAGTATTTTCAAAGAATGCAATTAAAGCTTTTGCTTGTATATCTGTTAAACCGTTATATGCAATAGTAAAATTACTATTTAAAGTATTTAAATTTTTAGCAACATTTGTTTGATATCCATCTCCCATATCAAGATTAGATAAAGCAGCGGTAAAACTAGCTGTACTACCATATGTCATTTTAAACAGGTCGTCTATATCTTGAGTCCAGTAATTAGCACCCGTAAATGTTATTGGACTATATTGATAACCAGTAGGAACATCGCTTTTTGCAAAATATAATCTTTTATTATTGAAATATTTTTCGTATAAATATTTTTCATATTTTACGATATCAGTCTCGGGCAGCACTCCGCTAAAATGTATTAACTCATAATATTTTAACGATTCATTATCATTATTGTCGCCTAATGTCAGTGTTGAATTAGACCAAGCGCTATTATAACTTGCATAATTACCTATTTGAATACCATTCTGCCTTAATTTTAATGAACTATCTGCATTATTTTGTATAATAGTAAATATATTTTTAGAATTATATATGGAAGAAATCGCATTATTACTTTGATCATCAATAAATACTTTAGCATTATCTAAAGTATTAGATCCGCTTAATTTAATGAATCCATATGTATTACTTGTCCCAAACTTAAGTAATTTTTGAGTTTGCTGCGGATAAGTTATTCCACCCGCTTCAACTATTACAAATATAGTTCTTGAATTAGAAGCAAAACCAGTTCCAGAAATAGATTCTGGTCCATTAATATCAACATAATATTCGTTAAAATTTACAAAAGGACGTAAATTTACATTATCATTAGTTTGAATTAATTTACCGCTATCTGTCACTAGATTCGTCCATCCCGTAACATTAAATCCGCCATCCGTTTGAAAATATTCTAAGCTATCATTATTAAACCAAGTCGTTAATCCAGTTTGACCGAATCCAGTATAATTAGGATATAAAGAATAACCCGTATGTAATTGAAAATCTATTACATCGTATTTTGAATAAGACAAACCAGAATTATATTCAAAAATATTTTTTATATTTAAACCTGATATAACAGCGCTCATTTTAAATTAAAGTTTTTTTGTCAGCTATTGTTTGTGAAATATTTGCTGACGCTATCATATATTGACCGTTTGTAACATCGTAAGATTGATCTATTAAAACCCCACTAATTGCAAATGTATCTAAAATATCTCCATAAGTATCTCTTAATGTAATTACAGAATTAACTGATTTGCCGTCAATATCAATTAAATCCCCTAACGCATTTGATTTCAAGGATACATTGCAGCGTCTATTTAATTTAGCAACACGAAATGGTAATTTTTCATCGACATAGAAAAACGAAGGTCTTTCGCAAGAAGCTGAATAATCGAAACTAATAATATTATTTATACCATCTAAATTATTAGTGTTCATAAACGATCTATAGGCATTAGCTACATAATTAGGAGTTTGAAAATTATTAATATCTGATTGTGTATTTTCAACAAAACTTTGAACATTGACATTACCATACCAATCAAAATTCGCACTAATTACTATAGGCTGAAAAGGTTCAACTGAAAAACTTATATCTTTTGGATAAAGTCCAGTTATAGAAACACCTGCAAAAACTCCTGAAACCGCAGACTCATTCAAACCAGTTATATTGATATAAGACGGAAATGAACCAGTTAAATAAAAATCAACAGACAAATTACCCAGAACAGCATTCTCAGGAGCATAATCCAATAACGAACCGTCATTCAATAATACAGGAGTAGGTGAACTTTTTGCTGATAAAGAAACTTTAGAAGCATAATATTTTTCACCATTAAGTGAAAAAGTCAAATTGCGATAATTAATAAATTTCGCCATTTTAAACTATTGTATATGAAATTGTAGAAACAACAGAAAAATCTACAGGAAAAGTTTTAGTACCATCCTGCTCTGCTATTCTATATTGCAATAATTGACCAGAACTAAATGAAGTGCTTCCATTAAATTGATTTCTTGATATTGTTAAAAGTTGATTTGCATTCATACTTCCTAAAGAAGCGTAGCCGATGATACCACTTGTTGGATAAGAAGTTGGATTTGAAGGAGGACTAATACTAAATCCTGATACAAAACCATCAGGAATTGAAGAGTTGTAAGTCGGTGTAACACTTACAATTTCAATTCTAGGACTATTAGATAAATTCAATATATCTGTATCAGAAGTTAATAATTGAATTTTTTCTATTCTACCAGCAAAAGGAGTAATAGAAAAAGGCGCTGAATTATTATTATGCCCGCTTGGATTTGTATTTGAACTATTAAAGAAAGGATTAAAATAAATACAATTTCCAGTTACCCTTGTTTGATATATTTGAATAAATTTACCATGAACATAACTAGAATCAGTAGTTAAACTACCTTTAATATCCAAATCACCATCTCTATTTAAAGAAGCTTTTACAGCAGAAGTGCTTGTGCCTCCATCTAATAAAAATGCAAACTCATTACTATAAGGTCCAGTGCTAAATAAACCACACGACCATCTTTTCGTAGGACTATTTACTGCGCCCGAAGCAAAAGTTATTATATTTGAAATAACAGGACCTGTAGTTCTATTATTTAAAAATAAAATTTCGTTTTGACTGATATCATCTGCTTCAAAAGTTGCCGTTATGGTATCAGCGCTTTTTGCATGTAAAACAGTTTGAGGGCTTGATGTTCCAATTCCTAATCTTTTGGTTGAACAATCATATAATAAATTATTTGCAGAATTTACGGACGAAGGTCCAAAATTCAAATTATTTCCTAATAAACTTATATAACTTGTAGCGCTTGTATTAGTGATTGATAATTTAGTATTGACAGTGCTTGTATTATTGAATCTAACAAAATGGTCAGCACCTTTCACATCGAAAGTATATGCAGGAGATGTTGTATTCACGCCTACATATGGAGTTGCCGCATTATCAATGTATAATACATTATTTCCTAAAACTATATCATCATTAGTTGATTTATTAATATAAAATATATCACCAGCAATACTATTTTTTATTTCGCAAACACCCGGATCAAAAATTATACCAGAAACACCACTTTGAAATTTAACTGTTCCGCCATTGATATACAGCTTATCGCTCAATGCAGAACTTCCATCATGAACACCGACATTTCCATTAGTATCGATATTAAAAACAGTAGTAAATGAAGATCCATCAGTAGATTTCTCAATATAATAATCAGTATCGCTAGCTTTTTTTGTAGATCTCCACCAAATTGTATTGTCAGTTAATGTATAAGAAGCTTGTCTGCTAGCACCTCTACTTGCTAATCTTGTTTCAGCTATAGTTGCACTACCCTGATCACCAATATCTAAAGCTACAACAGGATTTGTTTTGTTTATGCCAACATAACCATTAGCACCTACAGTTATACCGCTTGGAGTTGTTCCACCAACAATATCAATACTAGATGAGGTTGGCGCTGTAAATCCAGTGAAACATTTTTGCAATTCGCCTAATGTGATCTGATCTGTACTAGTTGTTGTTGCAACAGCAAATACATGAGCACTGGATACAGACGAACTAGTAATAACTGGTAGATCAGTAAATTTCATTTTAATTTAAATATGATTTATATGTTAATTTTACACTTAATAAGTCATTCGCAGTGGAGTTAATTTCCTCAGATATGATTTTAGCATTAAAACCTGTAAAATTAAATAGACCAACACTGTCACCTGATTTCATATAGGCATATAAAACTTCATCGTCCCACGTTGTTAATTCTTGACCATCCCACGTAGTTAGTGGAATATCTTTTAAAACAGTACCACTTATTTTTATAAAATATGAAGCATCTCCTGTTGAATATAAATCATCAAAAGCTTTTTTGGTTTGATAGTTGTCTACCTCCATATCAAAAGAGGTTATAACCTCAATAGGTAGAATATTATGTACTTCTATTGGATATTCACCACTACCACTTACTAATCCATAAATAGGCATTTTGGGACAAGAAAAAGCAATATTAAAATTATTTACCCTATTAGTATTAAAATTTCTACCTGAAACAGTAATATCTTTTACTTGAGGTACAAAAACGCTTCCAGCATTGCCATCTCCAGTTGGATTACTTAAAGGACCTATATCTCCATAGATATCAAAATTAGAAGTCAATTGTGGAACATCGCCAACTGAACACGCCAATGAAAATGAATTAATATAAGCATTTTTAAATGAAAAATATTTAGTTTTATAATATAATCCTCCGCTAATACTTTGAGCAAGATTATCTCCCGCATTACCTGTTAAATTAAATACAGGATCATTATTTACTAAATATCTTGTAACGCCGATATTTGCTTTTGGAACTGAAGCTAAAACTTGTTTAACATATCCTTTTCCTAAAACATTTATAGGTACATAATCTAAACTATAAGAACCATTAACGGAACTTATACCAGACATGGCAACACCATTTAAGTAAAAAGTATTTTCGTAATTTGTAATTGCTCCGTTCATTTATATATTATATTAGGTATAAGGACTCTTATAAAGTTTACCGTTATATCTTTGCTCATCAGAAAATTTAACGTTCATGAACTGACTAAGTTCGCGAGCCATTTTCTTACTGAATTGTATATCTTGTTGCTCATAGCTGTTTGTATCAGCACCAAATACAGATCTACCAGATTTATCTATGTTAATAGATATATTAGTAGCGTTATTGTTTGTACTATTGTTAGTAGTATTCGAAGTACTTGGACCGCCAGTTTGCATCATATTAACAGGACCTTCAGACATAGCGTATCTACGAGTAGCATTATTAGATAGAATATTTGTATTAGTATTGTAAGTTGACGCCATATTATCAGATATGCGAGATCCATATGGTATAGAACCTCCAGATTGATAACCAACTAAACCGCCTAATTGATAACCTTTTATACCTGTATGTGTTACAGAACCGCCTGTTTGACCAGTTGTCTTCAGCGATAATCGTCTGCCAGACATTGTATTTTTTCCAACAACACCTTTACCGCCTCCAGATTTAGTCAATGTTACTCCAGAAAGTCCCGCACTCAAAGATATACCGCCAAGCATTCCAACAATTGAACTAACTAATTGTGCTTGTTTCATTTTACCTTCGTAATCGCTTTGAACTCTTTTAGCTTCATCTTCAACAGCTTGCTCACGAACTTTTTTGAAGTACTCATCTTCAGCAAAAGCATATGCAGTATAATCTTCTAAACTGATTTTTTTCTTAGGTCCAGTATCTCTTAGCAATTGTCCAGTGAAGTCATATTGATCTCCTTTCAACGCTAATTCTGGTTGCATTGCTATTCCTCCACCTGTAGCAAATCTTGGCAACATTCCAAAATTCAATGCGTCTAAATTATCGTGACCAATAATTTGAGCAGCTCTTGAATTTACAACATATTCATTTGGTTCTAACAATGCTGGAATTTTATCGCCAGTACCAGAACCCGGCACAACAAATCCATTTTGACCGCGTATAAATCCACCATTTTGAGCTTTTACTATTCCTCCTTGTTGAAATAATGAAGATATTGAACCACCTGCTGAACCTATAGCTCTAAACATTAATGCTCTAATAGATTCTTGCATTATACTTTGACCAATATTTATAATCATATCAGTGAATGCATCACCGATTGATTTGACTCCTTTTGCTACGTCCATCAATGCGTTAGTCATACCATCAGCAAATTTAACTGGTAATTCCTCGGCAATTAATAACGACATTTCTTGAGATTGTTTTTTCATTTCACCAAAACCCTTTTTCAAACGACCGCCATAAGTTATCATTTCATAATCTCTAGAGTTACGTTCTTTAATATTTTCATCAACTTGTTTGCGACTAATATTCAATATCTCTTTACGAGTGTCTAATTCATCCATTAAATTTTTAATCGTAACTGCCAATTCAGTGTTGCCAGCTGCTTGAGCTTTATTTAATTGATCTGCTAAAAATGTTTTTTGACCTTGTATTTGTTCTGGAATAGAAAGTTTAGCATTTTCATTCTGCATTTTCTGAAAATTAGTCATGAAATCCGTAGTACTATACAGAGGATTTGTAGCTGCTTTAGCAACAGCTAAACTTCCCATCATTTGAGGACTAACGGCTGTTGCTTTTGTTGCGGCTTGCGTAGCCAAAACAGATTTATATAAATTTATTTTAGCAAGCCTATCAGCATCTGTTGCTAATTTTGAAGCTTCTTCTAATTGTTGAGGAACAGGAGAATTTTCTAAAAAACCACTTTCTGTCAATTTAATTCTATCAATATTTTCAGGAGTCATAATAACTCGATTCAATTCATTTTGAGACATTCCATAATATGGATTTTCTTTTATTTGTGTCAATTCATCAGGAGTTAACTTATTTTCAATTTGCATCAACAAAAACTTATTCATTACATCGGTCAAATCTTTAGTAACTTTAGTATTTTCTTGTTCGACCGCAATTTGTAATGCTTTAGATTGGATATCTTGCAATAGATTTCTATCTTCGATATTTCGTTGCTCTTTTAAAACATCAGCATCCAAACCTACTCTTCGATCAAGAATTTCTTTAAGTCCTTTAAAATAATCTATTCTAAAATCTTCTTTCAATCCTTCGTATTTTAATATCAAAGCTTCACTTGTTGCATTAGCAATTTTCAAACCATTTCCAATTTGTTCAACAACACGTTTTAAAAATAAATTATTATTTAGTATTTTTTGATTAGCTTCTAATTGTAAAGATGTTGTGGATAATATTAATTGAGCATTTTCCTTTTCTAAGGCTTGGCGTATTTCAAATTCTTTTTGAGCATTAGATAGCGCTATGTTATTATTTTCTTTATCTGTTTTTAAAATTTGAATTCTGTTATCTAAAATTTCTCTTGTAGTTGAATTTTCAAAAGTAGATGTAAATAATGCAAAATTTCTTAATGATTCTATAAAATCAGCAATATCTTTATTTTCTTGAAATGTAAATTGTTGTGCGGGAATAGAAACTAAACTAGTGTTAATGGCTGGTGCATTTGTTTGAGTTGGCAACGTTACACTTGAAAGTGATGGCACATTTGGAATCAAAGATTGATAGGCTTCAGTTATCATTTTTTCTCTACCAGATGGAGTAGTAATATCCCCCCGAGATAAAATGCTTTTCAAAATAGGTTGTTTTTGTCCTATTTCTTCAACTTGACGAGTTAATTCAGTTCCTAAAGTTTCAATAATTTTTGTGGAATCAAATGAGATAGCGCCTGATTTTATTTGTGGAAAAATTGTTTCTTCATAAAACTTACCTAATGATTGAGATTTAAGAATTGAATCTTTAAACTCTTTATTAAATTCTTCTGTTTGTTTTTGTTCAAAACTTCTTCTGTCTTTTTCTTGATTTAATTGAAACTCTAATCTATTTACTTCTAATTGATTCAATTGTCTGTAATATTTTGCAGAAGCGGCTTGTTTACCATACGCTGTTTTTAAAGGACCTTCGGGAAGATTAGATTGAATAAAACTTTCCATTGTTTCAGCAAAAGAATTTCTAAATTCAACTAATGTTTTTTCTATTGACAGCATGCTTTGTCTTTGACCAAGTTCTCTTTCAGTTAATAATGCGGTCATTAAAATATTTTGTTCAATACGACGCATAATTGTATTGAAACTTTCTGTTGCGGCTTTTCTGACATTTTGTATTAATTTATTATCAACTCCTAATTTATATAAATCTTTCAAAGCAACTTCAATTTCCAAACTAGAAGAACCACCTAAAAGATCTGCTAGTCTTTGAACTTCATTTCTGAAATCCTCCGCACCAACAACTAAATCGGGAAAAGCTTCTTTAACTAAATTTTCTACTGTTGATATAAAAGCTTGTCCTTTTAAATTGAAAGCGTTAAATAAATCCTGTTCAACCTTTGTGCCGAAAAATGCTTGTGCTAAATTAGCAGCAGCAGTTTTAGGACTTTTTACTCCTTTTTGTGCGGTAGTTTGACCACCCATGAAATATAGCGAAAATGCATTATCACTAGATTTTAAATTTGCTAAAGCATTTACTAAACCCTGACTCTTTTTGACTTCAATATTATATTTTTGTAATTCTTCAGATAGTTTTTCTACATCACTTCCAGCGGCAGAAAGTTTAGCTGCTAATTTTACATCAGCAATTTCAGTAAAACTTAAAGCAACTTGATCGGAAGCCATTTTAATTTTATCTTGACTTGCTCCCGAAACAATTAATTCTTGCAAATTACGTAAAGATTCAACATAACCAGTTCCTGCTTGACTTACCTCTTGCAGTTTTTGTAAACGTTCATTTGATTTTTGAGCGATTTCTTCTAGACTTAATGAAGCTGATGTTGCGGCATCGGCTAGACCAATTAATCCACCCGCTATCGAACCTATGATAGTTCCGGGAAGACCGAAGAAAGAACCAAGACTCGCTCCGGTACTGACGGCGGTAATTCCTGTACTTAAAAGAGATTGCCCCATTC